CTCTCGCCTTTGCTAAAATTTCTTCAGCACGTGCCACCGAAGTGGCACCTTTCACAGTGAGGTCTTTTTGAAACCTCTTTGACAATGTTTTCTCAGCTTGTTTCATTTCTTTCGCAATTTTCGACTTTTTACCCATTGCACTCAAATTTGACCCACCGCTAAGATAGGGGGCTGACACAACGTCATCCATCTGCGCAACTATATACAAATTACGCAAGTCTAACCACATTTGTTCAAATATATGTAACTCATGCTTCTTCAAAGCACTGGTCATCAATACTTTCAGAACAAATTCTTGGAATTTACAAAACTTTGGATGAAAAACATTATATGCAGCGACACCAGCCAACCGCGTTAAATACACAAAATCCGATTCTTTACTCAATTTATCACGTGAAGCTATTCGTACCACACTTCTCTCCAAATCCCAATGAGGCTGGAGCCCATGCTTGCCAGAATCAACTAGCGTGGCTCCAAGAAAATGTAAGTCTCCAGGCTTTTCAACCTTCCAACCCTTCATTTTCAAGCCAAAACGAGCATAGAGAGCAGGTATACCCTCAACAAAATCTTTCAATTTATCAGACAAATGTGGCGGAAAAGCCAACACCCAGTCGTCACCGACCCCTGTAAAGAAAACGTCTTTTTGCGAAATATCATTTTCAATACACCATTGACAAATAACAAGAAAAATCACTAACAAATCATCCTCCGTAGTACTATCACGTCCGGATAATTGTGGTTTGTTTATTTTGACAAAACAAGGTTCTCCCCGTTCATTCACGTAAAAAACAACAGGATTCAAGGTTGCAAACATGACGGACCCCGATGAAGGAGCACCTAGTCGCTTCCGAATACTAAAGCAGCGTTTTAAAAACGCACGTGAAATGGTACGGTCCAAACACTTGGCATCACCATTGAAAATATGGGCCTCCAAAGACACCAAATTATCATACAACTCTCTTATTGCAGAACGAGAGTCACGGCCTTTAAACATAAAACCAATGTCAGTAAAATTTCTATTAAGTTCCTCCTGTTGTAATTTGCTAGCTAACAGCAAATAAAAAGGAGTACAGAAAAATGTTCTATAGTCACCTCGCTCGATCTTCTCAATTTTAGAAACCTCTTCTTTAACTTTCAAACTCGTAACATAGTGCGGAATCAACCTCACACCAGTATCAGAGAAAAAAGAGAGAGGTATTACTCCATCAGGTAGAGATTCATACCAAGTCTTGTAACCTTTCAGAACATCTTCATCATAACTTATAAAAAGTGAATCTTTGTGAGGCGCTTTCAGAAAACCGAAACCCCCACTCGTCGTCATATCCATGGC